ACATTTTGTTGGAAATTTCTAACTCTTTTAGAGGTATCTATCTCATCTTTGGTGAATACTATTTCAACTAAATTATCCAAAGAAACTGTCCAATGATGCAACTGGTTCAACATTCCACCCAATTAATGTGATAATTGCCTTTAATGGTTCAATAAATGACTTATCGAACTGCATATCATAGTCAACATAACTGTTCAATTCAAATTCCTTTGGTAAAACATTAATGAATGCTATCACATTCTCGTTGATTGGGTTCGGTGTCGTGAGGTATGTGAAGTGTATCTTGTCACTATTCTTAACCACCTCGTATCGTTTGTGTACATTCTTTTTCTTGAGAAGATGGTTGTATAGTAATGCACCACGAACTGCAATCGGAGTTCCTTTACCATAGATTGTAGTTGAATTACTGTACTGTGCAAGGTTGTTGCAACCTCTTGGAGATGCCATTTCTTCCACTGGTAATCGTCTGAAGTCCTTTCTAGCCTCCTCTACGAAATCCCAAACTTGTTGTTCAGTTCCGTTCATGACTACCTTTAATACTTCGGTTAATTTCTTACGAACCCACTGAGGTGTTGACGACTTTGCAGTTTCAATACCCATCATCTTGAGTTTAGGTTCGTTGAGTCGTACTCCCTCGTTGTCGTGTACATTGAGAATGTATCTTTTCTTTGCAGTCCAAATACCTCTATCTGCAATTGCCTCTCTACCCATTACCATCTTCTGTTGGAAGGCGTTGGTGTATTCTGCAAGGTCATCATATCCTGCAGTTAATACATCGAGAATCTTATCTTGACCTACTGTATTAAGGAAATCAACAATTTTAGACTTGGGTGTATCTTCAGGAAATACCTGTTGTACCATCTTATCAAATGTTACATAAATTGAATCGGTATCCATTGCAATGACATAATCTTCATCGGTGGTCTTTAACACTTCATTAAGATAAGTGTTAATGGTATTCTCTGCAGTTTTGATAACCATCTGACCACTAAGTGTAATTGCCTCTGCAAGATTTGGATCAAAGAATGCAAAGTATTGATTTGCAAGAGCTCCATATGCAGAGTTCAGTGCAATCTTTCTAACCTGTTGATTGTTGTATGCTCGTTTAATAAGTGTATTCAGTTCTCTCTTTCGTGTTGCATCCTTACAAGATTCATTCTCGATCTGATATTGAATCATTCGTTTCTTCCACAACTTCCTTTCATCATAGAATTTCTCCATAAGTTCAGGAAGGAAACCTTGTTTCTCTCTTGAGAACATGACTCCGTTAGGTGTAACAGTTCTATTAGTTTTCTTTAGTTCGGATAGATCAACTTCTCTCTCTAACATCTTATCAATTGATGTTGTCATCAGGTCACCCTTAATCATCTTTTCAGGTGAAACATTATATTGCATAATCAAATGAGGATACAATGAGTTTAAATCAAACGACATAACCCAATTATGCATCCCCACTTGTGGTTCTTTAACATATGCACCTTGAATGCGATGGGTTTTACTTCTATCTAATTTCTGAGGTGGTGTCTGAATGTTCTGTTCTTTGAGGAAGTTGTATATAATGGTTTCCCAATACTTCACCATACCAAATGTGTCTGAGTAGTTACACTTTGCATTGTAAGCCATGGTCATGGTCAACTCTAATAGACCGAGTTTGTCTTCAAGGTCTTCGACCAGTGTAACATCTTTGACATTGTACTCTAAGAACAATGAATAATTCTTCTGATACAATGTGTGGAGTGAACCGTATTCAGAATAATCAATCTTTGCTTTGTCCAACTCAAGGTGTGCAATATGATTGAGTGAATATGATTCTTGATTGACAAAAGTACGTTGTTTGTAAAGTGCCATGTAATCGATGATATTAATACCATAGAGATTGAACACCATAACTTTCTGTCCGTAGTTGTTCGTATAATCTCTGACATCAGACATATTCCATGGTGAAAACTTCTTGTGTGAACCCTCACCAAATAATTTATCAACACGATTACAAAGATAAGTCATATCGAATGCATCGACATTCCAACCTGTAACTACATCAAAAGATTCCTTTCTCCAGTACTTAATGAAATCCTTCAGGAGTTGTGCTTCATCAACACACTCATGGTAATAAACATCTGCAGGACATTCCCACCACGGCCCAATACCAAATGTATGTGCTTTGTCTTTGAATGGTTTGATTGTGATTGCATTTACTTTCTCTTCTGCAAGAGTTGGTTCGGGGAATCCATTCTCGGACTCACACTCAATATCAAGTGTTGCAATCTTAATTCTCAATGGGTCATATTGTATTTCCCCTTGAAACTTATCTGCAATGTATGTGTAAATGTATTTGTCGTAACCGTGGATTTCAAATCCATCGACCTGACTGTATTGTTCTCTGAATTTTCTTGCACCACCCATGGTGTCAAGATTGACTTGTTCTAGTGGTCTTCCGTCCAGTGATCTGTATGCAGTATCACCTTTTTTGGACAACACATAATGGTTAGGTCGGTATGCGACCTTCATCATTTCTTGTTTGTTTCCTGTATACCCCTTTACGAGTATTTTGTCACGAGTACGACATACATTAGTATAAAAATCCATACTGTTATTATAACAGAAGGATGTCTATTCTACAAGAGTTTTTTGGTTATTATTTCCTAAAATAAATTCAACTGCATCCCATTTTTCTTTTGAGTTTGCAAAGATTTGAATCTGTGAATCTACTGATTGTGATACTTCAGGATGTTCTCCTATACCTGAAGGATTTGACCTATAAACTTCTATGTTTGCTAGAGCGATATCCATTTCGCCTTGATATTGTGATTGTAGTGCTTTGAGTATTATTTCTCTGTCCATTATTTATTTCCTGTTGCGATCTTGTAGTTAGTTTCTAAATTTGGTCGAACTTTAAATATTACGACTATTTGACTCTTTGGTATTACAAAATCATATTCTCTTGCATATGGTAACCATGGTGCAAGATTCACTTCCATTCTTCCTTCAACAACCGTACTGATGCATTGTTGAGTTTCAGATATTAAAATGTTATTACTAAAAATAGATTCAGTCACCCTACCAATGATGACTTCACCCCCTAAAAGTTTAACTGCTTTTACTTCGGTTGTTTTAAACACAACCTAAAACCAAGGCCTGCAGCTCTGTTCCCCTTCTTCCAACTTGTCTAAACCATTTTGAATCTTCCATTTCAACAGCCATAGTTTTCCAATCTTCTGCAACTACTGCTTTCCACATGTTGTTAAATTTACCTAGTCTGCTTCCACCTAAATTGAAAGTCATGTTGACTATCACATGTTGGATGTCTTCGGGAAGACTATCGAAGTCTTTTCCACCTTTTGATTCAAATACATGAACTGCTTCAGATACATGTTTATCAAAATCGTTATCATAGTATGCATCAACCACTTGTTGAGGAACTTTTGTTCCGACTGGTTGATCGTGATATACTTCATCAGGTTGGATCAAATGTCCAACACCTAGTGTTAAGTAACCTAGTGAATCTTCATATATCTCTAACACCTCACCTTCGTGTCTTTTAATTTGTTCCTTCAATATCTCTTTGTTCATTAGTCTTTTCTTTCCTTATAGTTTCTTCGATTAACTCAACAAGTATCTCACCCATGAGGTTATTTAATTCAGTATTATTTAGTAGTTCCTCAAGGTTAAGTTCTGTTGATTCTAACCCATGTGGGAACCTTCTAATCGTTCTTTGAAAGTTCAAATTGGGTGTATCATCTTCCATTTGAACCTTCCCATATTGATACACTAGACCATTCCAGTCAGTATCTTCCTTCAGTTCAATAGCTGCATCTTTTTGGTCGGGATTCTCTACAACTCTGTAGATTCCCTGTTTAAATAGTTCTGTCATGTACAAATGCTATATGGTTTTTACTATATCTTCCCAGTCTTTTATATTGTTCAAATACATTATCAAATGAGTGATTTAGTTTTCTCATATATGCCTCATAATTTCTTTGGGTCACAAATGAATTAATCGATATTGTTCCCTTGTTAATCTTATTTAGGTTAGCATAAAAAACAGGACTAGTGAATCTTTCTTCTGTTCCAGTTGCATCAAATACATCTACAAAGATGTAATCATACTTTGTTGTACAGGTTTCTACAAACTCATATGCGTCTGTTACTATTACCGTGTTCCTGTCTGAGGAAGGCATATTGAAATAAGTTTCTGCAATCTGTTTTAGTTCAGGTATGATTTCTACTGAGGTAATATTCATTTCAGTATTACGAAGTAACCAAGATGTAAGTACACCACCACCTAGTCCAAGAACTAATGCTCTCTTAGTTGCATCATGTTCCTTTACAACTTGTACCATTTCTTTGGCATAGGTTTTCTGTAGTTCATGGGGGGTCTTCTTCTTTATTGAAGTCTGATTCAACGCACCATCAAATTCTAGAAAGATGGTCTGTTGTGTTTCCTTAACTGCAACATGCATTCCGTTCCAAGTTGTTTCAAATATTATATTACCGCTCATTTTGTTTCCTCATATATCTTAACTCCAAAAAAACTATCGTTCATAATTGCTTTGTGAACTCCTAGGGATGCTTTTCTAGTTCCCATAGCTCCCCCTGCAAAGGTGTCAACCACCCCTCTACAAAATAAATCTTTCATTGTTACATAGTGCATATATGCACCAATTCTTTTTCTAACCTCATCAGGGATATCAATTTCCTCATCAAACACCAAGTGTTCAATTGATTTATTAACCAACTGATATGCAATTTTATCATTTACAATTAAGTAAACTACTAATCCAATAGGTGTGCCATCATACTCAAACAAATAGTATTCAACAGAAGGATCATTCCAGTACTGATACTTTGTAATTGCATTGGCCATTCCCTTTGATAACCATTTAGTTTTTTCAATGTCTCTCTTCCATGTTAAGAATGCGTTATTAATCTTCTCAACTGAATCATCTTTTTCTATTAACTTTTTGAATGTTAATCTATCGTTCTGTAATAATCTATTAACACCTTTCTTGGTTCTCCACCTATTTTTCATTTTCATAATGTTAGTATCAACATGAGAATAGTAATTATAGGTATCAAATTCAGTGTCTAGGGTTAATCCCTGTTGTTCCATCCAATCAGATTCGGGTTTATTTCCTAAGAACTTCCTGCATAGATTTTTTCTGAGTGCCTCGAATACTAATTTTTCGTTTACTTTATTACCACTACAACTTATTGGTAATCCTTCTAATCGTTTATAAATGTGTTTGAACATCTGAACATGTTTGAGGACAATAACAACCATATCGTCTCCCACTCCAACTGTCGCAACCTTTCTTTGCCATTCATTTTTTATTAGATGATATTCATGAACATATTCTGCAGGCAGAAGGCCTATATGACCGTATCTATTTCTTCGTTCAGTTTGGTAAAAGTCTATAAACTTCTTTGTCGATTCGTTTTTGATCGACATACACCTTTCATTAAAAAATAATGAAGGGTCTACTGTTTCTAATTCTTGAATATCAATACAGGGCATTGTTTCAAAGTGGGTTAATTCATCCAAAAAACTCATCTAATGTACTCACCCTTGCATCTTTAAAAAAATCACGACTCTCACCTTTTGAGAAACACCAAATATTTTCAATGTAGTATTTCTTCATGTACGCATCTAATTGTTCTTTATCGAAATTACCATCTGCATCTTTGAATACAGATTTGCCTTGAGGTCTTTGCATAATTCTCATTCCGATTTGACCTTGGAATCTATCTACACCAATATGGTTTATTAAGTGGTCACCAGTTTTGTATCTGACACCATTAATTTTTGGATCAAGGATGTTGACATATAACACTCCATGATTTGAAAGTGCCTTATAAGATTTCTCTGCAACTGGAAGATAAAATTCATCTCTCCATGTATTGTACTCATTGAACTTTGCCCATGATTGGTCTTCTGCATGTTCTCCACCTTCATTGTATCTTTCTGTTGAGAAGTAAGGAGGCGAAGTGAATGCACAATCGATTGGTGGAAGTGATTCATAATCTAAGTCCTCTGCACCACATCGATATATCACAACAGTTTTCGCACCAACAGATAAGAAGTAATCTTCATCTTCTCTTATGTTTGGTTCATTACCTGTAAGAAATGTTTCATATTCTATACATTGTTTCTTATATTGTACAAATGTGTTTGGGTTTGGGTCTGTTCCAATATAGTGAGTTGTATGATTTCCTGCATAGAATCCACAAAGTCTGTCACCCCATCCACATGAAGTGTCAAGAATAATTTGAGATTGAGTGTTATCATAAATTGTTTTTGCAACCAGTGGTTTGAACTGCGTTGCGATATATGTTCCTAATCTGAATGCAGAAATATAACTTTTATCATCCAGTTTACCACCCATGAGTTCTTCTTTACCTTCAACCTGTACTTTTTGTACACCGTTGATTCCTCTCCAAATAGGGCCTAGACAACTCCAAATTTCTTTAGCAGTTCCCTCTTCCCAAACTTTTACTGGTGGTTTAAATCCATAACTTCCACATGCAAGTCTTAACTTTTGGTGAAAGTAATTTGAGGCATCACCATGAGTAGAGGAACAATCAATGAGACCTAATCCAAACTCTTTAAAATTATAGGTATAAGGTTCTTCCTTTGGTGCTTCATACTTCTCCATGACCTCTTCTAGAAGATTTTCTGTAGGTGTGATACACTTCGATGTATCATAATCACATAATGCAAAAAACTTTTCTCTCATTTTTTCATGAGATATATCCTTAAATGGAAATGGTGGTCTATTATCGTGAATGTAATTTGCAACTTCCCAGCGAAAATATTCCTTACCATATTCTTTAGTTAGAAAATCAAATAGATTACCATCTAAAACAGGTAATCCATTCTCATTAACATTATCTGATAGGATTTGGGAAAGGTCTTTCATTAACCTAAGCTACACCAGCGTATGCTAAGTGTTGCATAATATATTCAGGTTTTGAAAATTCATAAGGGTCTGATTCGGCATTATCAGTAAATCCTTCTTCTGCAAATAATTGTTCGACTTTACCGTCATTAATAACTACTGCATATCTCCATGATCTGTATCCGAAACCAAGATTTGATTTCTTAACTTCTGCACCAAATTTGTGCGTGAATTCACCATTACCATCAGGTATTGGTTTTACATTAACAATGCCTAATTCTTTAAACCAAGCGTTCATAGTAAATGTATCATTTACTGACAGACAATAAATATCATCAATATTCAACGCTTGAAATTTCTTAAAATTTGCTTCAAAACGTGGTAATTGTTGTGTTGAACAGGTTGGTGTAAATGCGCCAGGCAATCCAAATAGAATAACCCTCTTTCCTGCAAATTCTTCTGTGGAGTTTAAGGTTTCCCATTCATCGTTAGATCGAACCTGCCAAGAAACATCAGGTACTTGTTGACCTTCTTCAATGGGTAATCCCATTTCTACTTCATTCATAATATTTTTTCCATAATTAAAAGATACCTCTATTATATCTCAAATAGAGGTATCACACAAGGGGGTTTTAACTAATTTTAATAGTTTGTGGTTTGTCCTCTTCAGGGATAATTCTCTCTAATGAAATACTCAAAATCCCATTTTTTTGCACTGCAGCTTTGACAACTATGTCGTCTGCAAGTGTAAATGTTCTTTTGAAATTTCGAGAGGATAGTCCCCTATGGACAAATTCTACATCACCACCTTCTTCTTGTAAGCCTTCGATAATAAGTTGATTTTTCTCTTTCGAGATATCAATTTCTTTTTTATCAAATCCAGCTACTGCAAGTTCGATACTGAAATGTTCTGCATCGTGTTTTACAATATTGTAGGGTGGGTAATTAGTCGATGCACTGGTTTGTGCGTTTTCTAATAGTCTGAAGGTTCTGTCGAACCCGATTGCGAATGGGAATGTGTTCCCGAAGACATCGTCATAGATTGTCATAAGTTTCTCCTTTATTTAAAAGCAAGTTAATATTAATGTAATCCCCGAAGGCAATTACATTAGTATTTATACATTATAACAAGGTATCCTTAATATTTCAAGAGGTTTTTTGTAATTTTCTTAATTCTTTTTCTGCACCGAATAATGGTGCATAGATTTTAACTGGTA